TTCAACTTCAAAGAAAAAGTAAAAATTATGACAACGATGTTTGGAATCCCAAAATCCAAAATCGTACAAGTCAAAAATCCATATGTACCAACCGAAATACTAAAAAAGTTTAATAAAAAGACAACGGCATTTGTAACTGTTGTAGGGCAAAAAGATGCTAGTAGATTAGATGGTAAATTTTTTAGAAAATGGGATGGTAATCCAACCGAAGGATATGAAGATGCGGGATATCTTTACATAGCACCAATGCAGGGTAATTCTGTAAGTGGTACTGAGGTACGAAACGGATTATCAATGGGTTCAGATGACCAAAAAGAAAAGTTCTTTAAAGATAGAGCTTATGGTAAATTTAATAAATCAATTTTTAAGTTTGTAACAGATAAACTTTTAGAAGGATTATTTGTTCCCAAAGAAAGAATAGAAGAATATATTATTAACGAAGCTACGTTTGGTAGTACAACTGGAGCAGATGTAGATGATGGACCAAATTTCTTTGTACCAAATCATAAACTATACAAAAAGTTATCAGTAGATAGAGCAGCTAAGTTAGGGTGGAGTGTAATTAATATGCTAAGTGATGAATCATTTGAAGATTATTATGAACACCCACAATATCCAAAAGGACCACAAACTTCTGTATCTTATTTTCCAGCTGGTGTAATCGGAGCTAAGACAGCTACCAATCAAGTAGATATTTACTCATCTAATGCATATTCTAAATGGTTTAAGCACGTAACTCGTACAGCCGCTTTGGTTGGATATGAAGTAGTGAAGGGGTTAGATACTGATAAGGATGATAAATCACAATCAAGTGATGATGCACGAGGAGCTAAGGAATTAGAGCAAGAATTTGAAGCATCTTTAAACGAAAGTATTGTACTACCAATTAAAGTTGGTGATGTTATTATGACTGGTAGATTTAAAAACAAAAAGACAGTTGTTAAAACTATCGGTAAAGATGAACATGGGATGCCAACTATCAATGGTAGAAAGGTTGTTACCTTTAGGATGGTAAAAGAAGGATTTATATCAGAACTTGCTGGTACTGAGGTAAAGTGTGAAAAATGTAATCATTCTTGGGAACTTGAAGCTGATGATAGTGAAAAGTATTTATGTCATTCATGTGGATGGGATTCTCAGAAAAACGAATATGATTTTGATGCCTTTGATTCTTGGAGAGAGAAGATGGGATTGAGTGAAGATGTAGAAGAAAGTAAAGGTAGATTAAGACCAGCAGCTTTATTAAGAAGAAAAGCAGCGATGGCTGGTCAAAAGGCAGCAATTGCAAGAAGAAGAGCTAGAACAATGAAACGAAAAAAACCTCTTGCTAAACTTAAAAAGATTGCATATAAGCAAGCGTACCTACAAGTTTATAAAGAATTTATGCAAGATTTGTTTCCTGGTATGAAACGAACTGACTTATCTATACAACAAGCAAAGATAGTTCACAAAAATGTACTAAGAAAAAAAGGTAGAGTTAAAAAAAGAGCTAAGTTTAGATTCTTACCAGCATTAAGAGCTAAAGAAGCTGAAAAGTTTGGTCAAAAAGATGAAACATTAGCTATAGGATATCCGGGTAAAGAGGATATGAAAAAAATAAATCAGAGATTAGATAAACAAAGAAGTAATACTGATTCTAATAAAGAATACCAATACGATACTGTAAATGAAGGTAGACCCATTCCTATGGATACTCCTAATGAGTTTGTATATTTAGATTTTAAAAAATATGCATACAAAAATAGAGGAATGTTTAAAAGAGAACTTTTAAAACATAAAGATAATGGTGGAAAGATGTTTTTAACTCTATCTGCATTATGGTATAAGTGGGCTAGAAAAGATAATAAAGAATTTACTCACATTAAAGATAAGTTAAAGTTCGGTAGAGCATTAATGATAATGATGGTAAAGGATGATTTAGTATTTAGTAAAAAAGCTTGGAAGAAAACAAGCAAAATCACAAACTTAAAAGAAAACATAAACGAATCTAAATTACTTCAAGAAGGAGGTGCATACGGACATATGTCACATCCATTTGATACTGATATCAATTTAACCTTTGGACAGCTTAAGGATATCGTAAATCGTGCTTTAGAAGGTACATTGGAATTTACGAGAGAAAAAACAGATGGACAAGCATTGGCAGTTAGTTGGAGAGATGGTAGATTGGTTGCTGCTAGAAACAAAGGACATTTAAAAAATAAGGGTGAGAAAGCTTTAGATATAAAGGGAGTATCGGATAAGTTTCAAGGAAGAGGCGGATTGAGTGATGCATATAACTTCGCTATGAGAGATTTATCTAAAGCTATCTCATCTCTTTCAGAAAAACAAAGAGAAAAGGTGTTTAAAGAAGGTGCATGTTTTATGAATTTGGAAGTAATATATCCAACTTCGGTTAATGTAATAGCTTATGGACAAGCTCTACTTGTATTTCATGGAACGATGGAATATAATGATGAGGGAGTTGCTATTGGAGAAAACACAGATGCGGCTAGAGTATTGGCTGGTATGATTAAACAGGTCAACAAAGATGTGCAAGATAATTATACTATTCAAGGACCACCTGTAGTAAAATTACCTAAATCACAAAACCTATCTAAAGGAAGAGCTAAGTATTCATCAAAAATATCCAAATTACAGAAAGAATTTAGTTTAAAGGATACTGATGGTGTTGCTGATTACCATCAAGCATGGTGGGAACAATGGGTTGATAAGAATTCACCTACATCACTTGATAACAAAACCAAAATGGGGTTAGTTAAGAGATGGGCATTCTTTGATAAAGGATTTAGATTAGATAAAAAGAACTTTAGTGATGAAAAAACATTAGAGTGGGCTAAGAAAACAGATAAGGATGACCAAAAGAAGATTGGTAAGAAAAACTTAATGAAGTTTGAAGAGATATTCTTAGGATTGGGTGCGGAGGTGTTAGAGTTTACCTCATCTGCACTAACAGTTAACCCTGATTCAGCAGTTCGTGATATGAAAAAACGAATTGATAAGACAATTAAAGATGTTAAGAAATCAGGTGACCCAAAAAAGATAGAAAAACTTAAATTAGAACTAAAAAGACTTAATTCTATAGGTGGTTCTAAAAAAATTGTACCAAATGAGGGAATTGTGTTCCAATATAAAGGAAATACATTCAAACTTACAGGTACATTCGCTTCCGTAAATCAGATACTCGGTATTTTCTTCTAAAATTATCGGTTTCTTTATTTTTATATATTTATATACAACAATATAATATGTTATAAAGGTAACTATGGCAAAAAAGGAATTCAAACGAAAATTTATGCATCCAACTCGTAGGAAGTTGGCAGATATGGTACAAACTGGTGAGTATGATAAAAGTACTCAATTGGGATATACCAAAGCAGATGAAACCCGAGAAGTTGGAGATATTTGGGAAACCGAACATCATAAATTTGAAAAGAAAGAGGGTTATATCCTAAAAACAGGTAAAAACTCAGATGCATTACAACAGATACGAACATACTTAAAGGATTTAGGTCAATGTAAAAATCATAACTGTAAACATGAGGGTGATTTCGGACCAACAAACAATAAACTCATACAAAAAACAGGTTGGTGTATTGATTGTCATAAAGAATTAGAAAGAGAACTTAGAATTAATGGAGTTTGGAAAAGTTATGAGGAATATAAGGTGTATTCCAATATGATTTCAGATGGTTTAATAAAATTAGACTTAATAGAGCAAGATATTGATACTTTAAAACAATCATATGATGAAATCGGTGAAGATGGTAATGTAATGAATTCATATGTATTACCACAACCTGTTGATGAGATGAAAAAGGAAATGAGAGCTTTTATCAAACGAGGTAAAAAGGAAATAGAAGAAATATCAAAGAAACGTAATGAGGCGTTTGATAAAATAAGAGAAAAAAATTATGAGCATATTCTTTAACATATTACAAAAGTATTTCAAAGAAATATTAATAATAGGATTAATAGTTGTTATACTATTGATGAGAGCATGTAGTGGAGATACAGTAGTAGACCCAAAAGATATAGTAAAAGTAGATGGAAAAGACTATGAACTATTAGAACAAAAAATAGATACGGTATTTATTGAAAAAATAGTAGAAGTAAAAAAATATGTACCTAAGTATATAACCAAAATAGAAACAGTTAGAGTAGAAATACCAGCTGATATAGATTCTTTACAAATTATAGAAGATTACTACGCAAAATATACAGTAAAGGATACTTTAAAATTAGATTATGAATTTGCACCTGAAATTGTAATCGATTCAATCGGAACAAAACCCAATCCAACTTTAGGATTTGGTATTATTACTGATACAATATCTCAAAACCAAATAGTAAGTAGAGATATTAAATGGAACTTCCAAGTTCCAACAATATACAACACAAAGGTAGTTAAGGAATTACCTAAAAGAGAATTCTATTATGGATTCGGTACATCATTTGACCAAACTAACTTTATAAACAAAGCAAACTTTGGTATTTTATATAAAGATAAAAAAGATAAGATGTGGGGATTAGATGTTGGTGCATTAAATGTAAATAGTAAAGTACAACCTTACATTGGTGGTTCTATGTATTGGAAAATTTCATTTAAGAAGAAAAAATAAGAATGGCTAAGCAATCCTTAAAGGATATTATAAAGTTAGAATACATAAAGTGTTCTGCAGACCCGATATACTTTATGAAAAAGTATTGTATGATTCAGCACCCTGTTAGGGGTAGGATTCCTTTTCATTTATATGAATTTCAAGAAAGAACACTTACACAATTTAAAGATGAGAGATATAATATTATCCTCAAGTCTCGACAGACGGGTATTTCTACTTTAACTGCGGGATATTCTCTTTGGAAAATGTTATTCAACAATGATTTTAATTGTTTAGTAATCGCAACTAAGCAAGAGGTAGCTAAAAACTTAGTAACTAAGGTAAGGTATATGAATGAGAACTTACCATCTTGGTTAAAACAAACAACAGTAGAAGATAACAAACTATCTCTGAGATACTCAAATGGTTCTCAGATAAAAGCAACTTCTTCAAGTGGAGATGCAGGACGTTCAGAGGCATTATCCTTATTAGTATTTGATGAGGCAGCTTTTATTGATAACATTGAAGAGATTTGGATATCAGCTCAATCTACATTATCTACTGGGGGAGATGCAATTATTCTTTCTACTCCGAATGGTGTAGGGAACTTCTTCCATAAAACTTGGGTAGGAGCTGAGGATGAAACAAATACGTTTAATACAATTAGATTACATTGGAGTGTTCACCCAGAAAGAGACCAACAATGGAGAGATGAGCAAGAGGTTCTGTTAGGACCAAAGGGTGCAGCTCAAGAATGTGATTGTGATTTCGTTTCTTCGGGTGATACTGTTATTGAACCACAATTATTACAATTTTATAAAGAAACTTATTGTCAAGAACCATTAGAAAAAACTGGGTTTGATGGAAATCTTTGGAAGTGGCAATACCCAGACTATAATAAATCATATATGATTGTAGCGGATGTTGCTAGAGGAGATGGAGCTGATTATTCGGCTTGTCACGTAATGGATGTAGAATTAGCTGAACAAGTTGCAGAATATAAAGGTAAATTAGATACAAAAGATTTCGGAAACTTTTTAGTATCATTGGCAACCGAATATAACAATGCTTTACTTGTAGTTGAGAACGCAAACATTGGTTGGGCAGTAATTCAACAAGTAATTGATAGAGATTATAAAAACTTATTCTATATGAGTAAGGATTTAAAGTATGTAGATGTAGAACATCAACTACATAACAAATATAGAGCAGAGGAAAGAGGAATGGTAGCAGGTTTTAGTACAACATCTAAGACAAGACCACTTATTATTTCTAAATTAGATGATTATTTCAGAGAAAAATCAGTAACAGTTCGTTCCACTCGATTAGTAGATGAATTATTTACGTTTATATGGAATGGAAATAGAGCAGAAGCAATGAAAGGTTACAATGATGATTTAGTTATGGCATTTTCAATTGGACTATGGGTGAGGGATACCGCACTACGATTAAGACAAGAGGGAATAGACTTAACTAAAAAAGCATTAGGGGGAATTGGACAACATACACATGGAACAGCCGTATATGGTGGTTCTACGATGAAAGATAACCCTTGGCAACAAAAAATTAACGGAGAAGATGAAGATTTGACCTGGTTAATTCGATAATATGAAAAAGTATATATTTATAAAGTATAGGAGATTATTATGAGCGAAATAACAAAAGCATTATATAGTAACCATATTAATATCATCAGAAACGAAGCCGAAGAGGTTGAAGAGTATGATGTTGTTAACAATGATGACTTAAAAGAATTAGTAGAATACTTAAAAACATACAAACCTGATGTGAACGAAGCTGAATATCAAGGTAGAAAAGTTAAATTAGGTAAACCAACAAGAGGTGATGTAAAAAAGTTTAAAGTTTACGTCAAAAACCCAAAAGGTAACGTTGTAAAAGTTAACTTTGGGCATGGTGGTTCATCTGCTAAGAAAAAAGGTGAAAAAACAATGCAAATCCAAAAAGATATTCCATCTCGAAGAAAAGCATTTAGAGCTAGACATAACTGTGATAATCCCGGTCCAAGACATAAGGCTAGGTATTGGAGTTGTAGAGCTTGGTAAAATAAAATAAAGGTTATAAATTTAAAAGATAAAAAACAATGGCAGATACTTCATTTTTCGGTAGGTTAACTAAATTATTCTCAACACAAGCAATTGTGACTGTAGATAAGGATGGTAAGCGTAAAGTAGTTGACTCGGATGAAAGACAACACACTAATCTATCAGCATTAAGGGATAGATATACAAAATTACAAAAATCATTCTATGAGCAATCAGGTAAAGCGCAATCAATGGCTTACCAACAAGTTCGTAGAGAAGTTTTTAGAGATTACGATGCGATGGATAATGACCCAATTATGGCATCTGCATTAGATATATACGCAGATGAATCTACACTTAAAAACGAATATGGTGATATTTTAACAATTCGTTCATCGGATGAAGAAATAAGAGCTATATTAAATAACTTATTTTATGATGTTTTAAATGTAGAATTCAATCTTTGGCCTTGGGTAAGAAATTTATGTAAGTATGGAGATTTCTTCTTAGGTTTAGAAATGGCTGAAGGTAAAGGTATTGTAAACGTAAACCCTTTTTCAGTTTATAACACCGAACGATTAGAAGGAACGGATGAAACAAATCCAAACTATGTAAAATTCCATGTCGAAGATGATGTAATGGGTAAAGTTGATTATGAAAACTTTGAAGTTGCTCACTTTAGATTATTAGCAGATACCAATTGGTTACCATATGGTAAAGCTATGATTGAAAATGGTAGAAGATTGTGGAAACAATTATCTCTTATGGAAGATGCTATGTTAATTCATAGAATTATGAGAGCACCTGAAAAAAGAGTTTTCAAAATAGATATTGGTAATATCCCACCAAAT